CCTACATACCCCGTCCGCTATAAGAACGTACCATTCACGCCGCCTAACAACACACCATGGCTGCAAGCGTTCATACGGTTTGGCGATAATGCCTATGCCACGCTGCTGCCTACTGGTGGCGTTGGTTTCAACCGGCAAAATGGCACGCTGGTGGTGAATGTCTTCACGCCTATCGGCAATGGTACGGCTGCTAATTTCACGATTGCCGAACGCGTCAAGGATTTATTTGACCGTGCCAAGTTCTCAAGCATCATCTTTGACCCGGCATCTGGCCCGGCGCAGGTAACACCAGCCGCACCGGAACCGTACTATCAAACACAATTGACCGCAACGTTTGAAGCGTATGTAGACTGATAGCAGCCACTACCGCTCACAACAATGGCCGTCACTGTTCTGTCCGGTACGTCCGGCGCTCTCTACTACAAACCTGCTGGCACCACCGGCACCTTCCCTGAAGCTGGTGTCACCGCAGGAACCGATACGATTGTCATTCAGCCATATCTCAACCTGAAGCCTGGTGATCCGGTTGTATTCTCGGTTGTTGATAGTCAAACTGGCGGCAGCGGTACCGGCACATTGCCTGCTGGCATCGCTGCTGCTACCACCTATTACGTGCTCACCTACACCGCTGCAACTGGTGCGCTAACCGTATCTGCATCCCTCGGCGGTACGATTCTTGACATCACTGATGATGGCACTGCTGTAGCGCCTAATGAGTTCCAAGTGGCGTATGCCGCCTACGCCGCTGTCGGCCAGGTGCAATCATGGAGCTTTGAGATCAGCCGCGCTGAGATCGACGTAACCACCATCGGCCAAACGGCTGGTCAGTATGCGCCATTCCGCGCTTACATCCCTGGCTTTGCTGATGGCACCGGCACTGCTACGGTTTACGTCACCAATGAAGATGCTGCACTGTCCAACCGGATGGTGGAAGATGTGCTCCAGCGCCAGCAAGTAGGTTGCGGCTTCAAGCTGTACACCGACAAGCAAGGCACTGAAGCATTGAGCCGCAGCATCGCAATGGATGCGGTACTCCTTAGTGCTAGCCTCAACATCAACCCAGATGATGCTCAGCAGGTAGAAATTACCTTCCGCCCATCTGGTGCTCCTACGTTTGACTTCAGTACGACCGTATGACAGCCTTAGCACGCCTTAAGAAAGCAGCTAATCTCACACCCGTAAAGCGTGCCGTTACCCTGGGTGATGGCACTGTCTTTGAGATGTGGGCATCACCGCTTACGATGGCCGAACGCGAACGTGCGCAGAAGATGCCCGGCGGCGATGATGCCAATGGGTTTGCTTTGAACCTGCTCATCATGAAGGCCGCCGATGAAGCTGGCCAGCGGTTATTTGCCGCAGGTGATGCGGCTGAACTCAAAAACGAGGTAGCTGATGCTGACCTTCAACAACTGATGCTTGCGATTATCACCAACACTGAAGAGGTAGAGGTAGATATGAAAAGCACTAAAGCGGGAGCTAAGTAAAGATAACCTGCTATTGTTGCAGCTTGGTGTCGCAAAAGAGCTTGGCTACTCGTTAGTTCGGCTCAATCAAGAAGTGACCATGGAAGAATTACTTTTGTGGTCAGCATATTTTGATCTGCAAAACGAAGAGCAGGAGCGTAGAATGAAACGAAGACGGTAGGTCGGCTGTGAGCGTAGTAGCAAATATTGGTTTAAACGTTGACAGCCGCGGTGCTGTTGGCAAGCTGCGGCAGGTGCAGACGCAGGCGCAGGCCACTGAAAAGGCATTTGGCGGCATTGCAGCAGCCGTTGGCAAGCTGGCCACGGCGTTTGGCGCTATCCAGGCAGCACGGTTTGTATTTGTTAAAACTGCCGAGGTAGAAAGTCAAACGCGCAGTTTGGCAATTTTAGCCGGCAGCGCACAAAAAGCCGGCCAAATCATTCAAGAGCTGCAACAACTTGGTGCCGTAACACCATTTACTAGCACTGAGCTGATTGATGCGGCCAAGCGGCTGCAAGCATTTGGCGTTGAAGCTGACAAGGTAGTAGAAACCACCAGGCGGCTGGCAGATGCCTCCGGTGCTACTGGCGCTGAGTTAAGCGGTCTTGTGACCGCCTATGGCCAAGTGCAAGCTAAAGGGCGGCTGCAAGGCGAAGAGCTGCTGCAGTTCCAAGAGCGTGGCATTGCGTTGCAAGAAGAACTGCGCAAGATGTATGGCATGACTGGCGAAGAGTTTCAAAAAGCTCTTAGCAAAGGTCAAGTCAGCGCCAAAGCCGTAGAAGTTGCCTTACAAAATCTCACTAACACTGGCGGCAAATATGCCAATGGCGCCATTGCGCAAAGCGATACGCTACAAGGCAGACTATCAACATTGCAGGATGGTATTGATGCATTAGCGCGGCGCATAGGTCAAGTCCTAACACCAGCACTAAAGGCAATTTTCAATCAAGCAATTGCAGTTGTTGATGCAATCAATGCTGCATTAGCTGCGGGCAGGGGTGGTGGCTTTACTCGTAGCGTTGCAGGCGCTCGACAATTCTTAAACATTGGCGCAACAAGCCAAGCGGTAGACAATATAGCTAAAGGCATAAGCCAGGTATCTAGCCAAAAGAACAAATCAGGTATTCAGCAAAATCTGCAGGCTTTACAGCAATATCAAAGGCTGTTGCAAAGTATTAGACCTGAAGACATCAATCAAAAAAGAGCCTTAGCTTTGCAAGGACAAATTTTTACCAAAATTGATCAAAACCTTGCGGCGCAAAAGCAACTGCAATCTGGCGTTAAACAGACCAACAAGTTATTTACGCCTCCATTGTTAGGTGGCGGCGGCGGCGGCGGCCGCGCAGCAGGCGGTGGTGCCAGCAAGGCTGCTGATGATGCCAAGCGCCTAGCAGAAGAACTTCAACGGTCAGTAGAGCGCGGCGATGACCTGTTCCGCCAATTTTCTCGGCAAGCAGTATTGCTTGGCACATCATCTGAAATTGAACGCAAGAGGTTGCAGATTCAATATGACTATCAGGATCGCGTACGCGAAATAAATGAACTAAAAGATGCAGAGCAAAAAGTAAACCTAATGGCAGTCAATGATGAAATCAAAAGACTGCAAACATTAGAGCTGCAAACTGAAGAACTCAAAAAGCAATTAGAAGTCTTTTATGAGCTTGCTGGCTTGTCAATGGGTGGAATGCTACCCGGCGGCGCTGGTGCATTTAGGACAGATGTAAACCTTGATCCTAATGATCGCGCACAGCAAAAGATTGATGAATACAAGGCAAGACTAACTGAGTTACAAGATCCAATTAACATGGCGCAACGCGGTGCGCAAGGTATTGGCGACGCATTTGCATCTTCATTCCAAGGGATAATAACCGGCACGCAAACTGCACAAGAAGCATTGGCATCATTTTTCCAGAACATAGCCAAGTCATTCCTTGATATGGCAACCGAAATTATTGCACAAATGGTTATCATGTATGCCTTCAAGCAGTTGCTTGGACTATTTGGTGGCGGTGCAGGCATCGC